ATACAACTCTTTTGGGTAGAGCTGATTGTCATCCATGAGGCTAAGGCGGCAAAACTCAGCAGCCTTGTGGAACAATCCTACTACCTGATCGCCCCGGCGGTTGAAGATAATCTCAGAAAAAGTATTAACGAGCATGCGGTAATCGTAGAACTGTGGTACCAGCCACTTATCTGTGATGCGGTTTCGCCTTAAAAATTGCTCTACTTCAGGTATGTATGCCCGGCTAATGACATTCCCTTGGGCGCGGTCTTGGTTTCGGTAGTAAGCAATGCCATTGCCCAACGCCATGCGCACCAGGTCGTAGATGGTACGCCCGGCAATAGGTACCTGATTGATCTTGCTACGTATGAGCGCTGGCACATCGTCCATATCCCCCCAATAGGCCCATCGGTAGCTCTGTGCGACCTGGTCCGGGATGGGGGCCATGGTAGGTATATCCCCTGTGGCTTTTGGTATATTGTTTGGGTTGACTGCTTTTGTAAATGATAAGAATGGCTTCAGCTGGCCATTGACTTCTGCGACATCGATAACAGTATGAGCATCTTTCCTTTCCATTAAGCCACTACAATTTGGTCGTTGAACAATAGTACCAGAGGCGGGTGAATTTTGTGCACCAGGCTGGTAGGTGCACCATCCTGAAGTATGCGGATATTGCGGGTGTACCATTTCATGTGCCTGGGGTCTCGCCCTGCTTTTACCCGGGCGGTGCGCTCTTTGGTTTCTTCCAGAAGCGTGCGACCCCGCCCAACTTTATCCTCTTTATCTGGCATCAGGAGCTGCGCCTGCAGCACATCCACACGCTCACCACCTTTTCGGCGTTGGCGGTCGTACTTGATATAGGAAATAGAGAAGCTTGCGCCGGTGTCCATTTCCTCTAACATTTCCCTTACAGTAATCTGATTCATGCCTGCAATATCGGTGCAGGTGGTGCGGATTGAAAGGACAGGCAAATTAAAGGCCAAATGCTTGGCGTATATGATTTTTGTCTGATGCTTAGCCGGTATAGCTTAATTATATCGGTCTTTCCAGGCGAGTATCAGTAAGAAAAGCAGGAAGAGCAGGAATAGATTTTGGAGGCTTCTCATGATTTAAAGGTTTGGCGCATCTCAGCTGCTTTGCGCTGGTCTTCGAGATAAGAAAGGTAAATCAAGCCATTTTCGTAAGGCTCTTGGCTCACCTGATGCAGGTGCACTATGCCTCCTGCTAGTGCCAGTAACATTCCGCCCCAGCCATAATCGTTGCCAGTGCGCTCCCCATCGATCTGCATAGCATCAGGTGCGGAGAAGATATTAGGATAAGCATTGATAATCTGTTGACGGCAGCTGGCAAACCAGAACAGGATAAGCTGCTTAGTGCTGCGCGGCAAAGACCCAAAACGCTCTTTCCTTTTTCTGACCATACTTTCGTGCTTGTAGATAGGCAGTCGGCGGTCGCCTTCATATCCACTGCGTTGGTTGTGAGGTGTGCGGGGTTTACTGGGGCGGTAGATGGTGGCAATGAGCTCATCAGCATCTGCGTCATCATTGCTTTCCAGATAGCGCTCGAAAAGGGAGAAGGATAGCGCCATTTCGTACAGCGTGATATTAGCCAACCCATCAGCTGGCGCATAGTAGATTTTCTTCTTGCCTCGCTTGCTGGTGTGGCTTAAAGTAGGCCATGGACATTTGGTCAACCCTAGCTTCACCTGGAAGAGGGTATTGTCTCCATCCTCCTTGATATCGAAGAGGAAATTGGTGACACCAAGCAGAGCAGAAAGTTCAGAAAAGAAAACAAGGTCACCATCCTCATCACCTTCTTCTGCTGCACGGCAGTCTTCACGCCAGCGCTGCATATCTTCATCGTCAAGTTTGAGCAATCGGGCAATAAGGGCAATGCGCTTAGCTGGCAATACTTCTGATGCATCGAATATGCGCCCTGCGCTGGCAGTTAAGATATTGTAGCATTCGAGTTGCTGAGGGAGGGAGAGGTCGTTCCAGGCTTCAGGTAGTGTACTTTTCTTTTCGCCTATTTGTACAGTGATCATAGTGTAAGCGGTTGAGGTTAGTGCCGCCCGGGCATTTCCCGAGCGGCAGGATCGCAATCAAAAAAAACTAACCTCAGTCTTTCACCTTGAGCCATCGCACCCAGTTGTTGACCGGGCTTGACTGTGTGCCTGTGCCTACTACCTGCATGCGTGCCCTCACTCCAGGGAAGTCGCGGATAACAAAAGTAGTATCTCCAGCAGCTGCAAATGTCCAGGTATGTGCAGTGAACCAAGGACCTACGCCATCTTTGTCGAGGGTATATTGAAGATTAGCAGTGCCCGCAGTTGTGCCTGACACATTAGAAGCCTGCACCTGCCAGGTGAGGTCGTAGTTGTCATCTGCGTATGCAGGGTAGAGGAAAGTGACTGTGCCAGCGTCGGCAATGGTATCAGGTTCCAGCTCTGCGATCTCGAAGTTCCGAAGGTCGCGTTGAGCATCGGCTTGCGGCACAAAAATAGCCAGCGCAAAAGCCAGCATCATAAGTTGAACGATCAATTTCATAATATTCCTTTTTTCTGCAATATCGGGGCAGTGAAGGCAGAAGGAAAGGACAGCTACTTCTTGGTATAATTAGAGCTGCCCCAGCTCTTTTGCCGGGGCAGCCTCCTACCAACAATTGTAAGCCCCCTTACAATTTTCGCTGGAACTCGATTTTAGCGGCACTGATGCCATCGCTTCCGGCTCTTATCTGTGCACTCCGGACCAGCGCGAGGGTGGAGCCGTCCGGGTGGTATATTTTCACGAATGCTTTTTCCCAGGTGCTGAGCTTGAGTATTTCG